TGATGCAGAAAAGCCAGCTGGTATCTTCTACGGTGCAACAGAAACAAAAGTTGACACATATGCAAAACTTTGCACATTTGAAGCAGGTCTTGACGATGCAAACATCAACGGTCAAAAGAAATACTTAATGGGTAACACTGCAAAGGCTACATTCCGTTCAATGATTAAGGGTACTAATGCTACAGGCATGGTTCTTGAAGCTAATCAAATTGACGGTACTCCAATGGTTAATACTTCAAGTGTTGCTACTAAGAAATTTGCTTATGGTGACTTCAATTACTTAGCACTTGCTTCTTGGGGTGATGTTGAAATCACAGTAGATCCATACACACAAGCAACAAAGGGTTGCATACGTTTAGTTATCAATGCTTACTTTGATGCTAAGATCTTACGTCCAGAAGCATTCAAGTTCGGTAGTGTAGATTGAATTACAAGTTCAGCGGAAATTATAACAGAGCCATAACCTTAAGTTGGTTTAGGCAACTCATTATAGATTTTCAATCAACTCGGGGAGTGGAGTAGTAACTCCCTCCCTTTTTTCAAATATAAAAGACATTAACATGCAGTATTTAACCTTAGAAGAGATAAAGAAACAGTGCAATATTGATGCAGAATATGAAGGTGATGACACTTTCTTAGAAATGCTCGGCGATACTGCAGAAGATATGACTGCTCAATTGCTTGACTGTGACTTACAAGAAATATTTGCTGAAAATGGAGAAATGCCTGCTACAATAATGCATGCAATGAGAATCTTAGTAGATTATTTCTATTCAGTCAACAGAGGTAGTTCGAGTGAGTCAATTGACATTCCGAATGCAGTATATACAATGCTCAAATTATATCGTAATTATAGATAATGAACTCAGCTTTACTTAAACATCCAATAGAGATACAAGCTTTACAGACAACAAAGACAGAATATGGCACAATAAAGACAGAATATGTCAAGAAATATGAGACACGTGCCCATATAATATTCAATTCGGAGAATCAAGTTATCTCTGAAGGTGAGATATTCTATCCAGTCAACCGTACATTTGTTGTTCGTAGCTATGTGCCTGTTACTGAGACCGATAGAATAATCTATGATAGCAAAAAGTACAAGATACTTTCTATCAATAAGAATGACTATTATGGTAATATTGAAATTGCAACTACATTAGTTAATGAATAATGAATATTTTTGCAAATATATCATATTTACAATAATGGATGGTATATATTTCAAGATAAGTGGATCATTTAAGGGCAATTTCGAAGAAGTTGCGAAAGAAATGCCTAACATAGAAAAACGAGCATTATATAAAGCAGCATATTTCTTAAGAGAGAAAATCAGAGAATCATTAGTTTCAGCTGTACCTAAAGCAACAGAACACAATCCAAAGTATATTGATACATTGGTTGATGCTGTTGGTTTCTCAAAAGTAGACGGTGCAACAACTATTGTAAATGCAATGGGTACTAGAAAGAAAGGCAGTGGTACATATAGAACAAGATTCTTTGAAGATGGTACTGTAAAGCGTTATCAGAAAAAGAGAAATGGTATCAAACTTAAACGTAAAAAGTATATCGGGTACATAAAGCCAACCAACTTCTTCAAATCAGCCGTACAAGCAAATGAAAATGCAGCAGTACAATTAATGGAAGATGTAATAGGAGAATATGTAGAAAAAGCATTCAATAAAAATACAGCCTAGCCAACATGGATAACAGTTTATTAATTTCAAAGTACATACAATATATATTGGAACATTCTAACGAAATTGCAGACATATTGGATCCTGAAAATGCCCCACATGATTTAAGTAGCAGTGAAAATACACAAGAATATACACAGAGAATATTTCCTTTACTTCAGCCTGATACTTTATCATTTCCATTTATTGTTCATTCAAGAACAGGAATAACTGTAGAATATACAAAGGATATAGAATATTCGCCTGTAGGATGGTACAACATCGTTAACTATACTATTTCTTGTGTTTCTGATGACTACGCACAATGTATTGAATTAGCAAATGCAGTACGTCATTCAATTGAGACATATAGATGGAAAGACGAGAATATATACATTCATCCAATCCAGTTATTGACAGTATCAGAATATACAAATGATGATGCTTTCGTACAAGAATTGCAATTTCAAATGATGGTAGAATAACTTATACTATATTATTATAATAAAGAGAAAAACACAAAAATATTACATAATTAATTATGGCTGGATATAGAAATAACTCAGATATCTTAAAAGGCTCAATGCTTATGTTATTCGTAGGTGGATATCCAATAGCATTTGCAACAAGTCATAGTATATCTTTCACAACAAATACAAGTGAAGTCAGTACAAAAGACCATGGACTTTTTCCAAGTGTAATTGTTAATTCACAAACCTGGGAAGTTTCAGCAGAAAACCTTGCATCAGCAGATTCAATTAACCAATTGTTCACTGTATTAGAAAATACAAAGAACGGCCAAACTGTAACACTTAAGTTTGCTAAACCAAGCAATTGGAATGATAAGGGTATTGTTGGTAGTGAAGGTCAAGAAGCATTATGGACAGATGGTGATATCATTGCACAAGGTGAAGCTTATTTAACTTCAATGCAATTAAATGCTCCTGCTGGAGATAATGCAACTATCAGCGCAACATTTACAGGTGTTGGTGCATTTACATTAGATAAAGCTGGTGCAACTATTTCAGGTTCAACTGGTCCAGTTGGTCCAACAGGGTATACAGGTCCTACAGGCGTAACAGGTGATTCTGACGCTTAATGAATGAGTAACTTCTTTCATTTATTCATTTAATTTTATATATTTATTTGGGGTAGCTCATTTGGGCTACCTTTTTTGTGCTATTTTATATTAAATATATTTTAGTAAACAATGACAAACAGCAGCGCTCGTATTGTAAGAGGTAACGATTTTCGTTTACGTATTGCATTGGAAGCTCCAGATTACATTAATAACGAAATGGTCTGGAATGATTTTGATTTAGTTTCATGCACTGAAATTCATGTTGCTTTGATATGTGAAAAGGATCAGGTTGTAATACCACTCGAGTTTACAATTGAAAGTGGTACAACTAATGTTCTTATTTGTCCTGTTAAAGGCAATTATTTACATAGTGGAGCAAGTTATGGAGTTGAAGTAAAAGGATTAGATGAAAATGGCAATGCATGGAGATGGAAAGCAAAAGGCAGAGAAATGTTTTCCATAGTTGATAACACATCAGCACAAAATGTTGATATAGTAGCAGAACCAGAATGGGAAATTAATGCATTTGTTGGATTATTGCAAGACGTTGGTCCAAAAGGCGAGACAGGCGATAAAGGTCCTACAGGTGATAAAGGACCACAAGGAGACCAAGGTATTCAAGGTATACAAGGAGACAAGGGTCCTACAGGCGATAAAGGTCCTACAGGTGATAAAGGACCACAAGGAGACCAAGGTATTCAAGGTATACAAGGAGACAAGGGTCCTACAGGTGATAAAGGACCACAAGGACCACAAGGAGACCAAGGCGAAAAGGGTTTGACTGGTGACAAAGGTCCTACAGGAGATAAAGGTTTTACTGGTGACAAAGGTCCTACAGGAGATAAAGGTTTTACTGGAGATCGTGGACCTATATGGTTTAGTGGAATAGCAATATGGGGAGACCAGTCTATTATTCATATTGAAGGTGCGCAAACAAATGACTTTTATCTTAATACAATTTCAGGAGATGTATATCAATTGATGGATAATAATCAATGGGAGAAGATTAACAATATAAAAGGTCCTACAGGAGATAAAGGCCCAGACGGTGACAAAGGCCCAGACGGTGACAAAGGACCAGACGGTGACAAAGGTCCTACAGGAGATAAAGGCCCAGACGGTGACAAAGGTCCTACAGGAGATAAAGGCCCAGACGGTGACAAAGGATCAGACGGAGACAAAGGTCCTACAGGAGATAAAGGCCCACAAGGACCACAAGGAGACCAAGGAGAAAAAGGTTTAACTGGAGATAAAGGTCCTACAGGTGACAAAGGACCAGACGGTGACAAAGGACCAGACGGTGACAAAGGTCCTACAGGTGACAAAGGACCACAAGGACCACAAGGAGACCAAGGAGAAAAAGGTTTGACTGGAGACAAAGGTCCAACAGGAGATAAAGGTCCAGATGGAGACCAAGGCGAAAAAGGTTTGACTGGAGACAAAGGTCCAACAGGAGATAAAGGTCCAGATGGAGACCAAGGCGAAAAAGGTTTGACTGGAGACAAAGGACCTACAGGTGACAAAGGCGAAAAAGGTTTGACTGGAGACAAAGGACCTACAGGTGACAAAGGAGATAAAGGTCCAGACGGAGACCAAGGAGAAAAAGGTTTGACTGGTGACAAAGGTCCAACAGGCGATAAGGGTCCAGATGGTGACCAAGGAGAAAAAGGTTTGACTGGTGATAAAGGTCCAACAGGCGATAAGGGTCCAGATGGAGACCAAGGAGAAAAAGGTTTGACTGGAGACAAAGGTCCTACAGGAGACAAAGGCCCTACAGGAGATAAAGGTCCTACAGGAGACACTGGTCCAACTGGTCCTACAGGTCCAACTGGAGAACGTGGTCCATTAGAACAAGCTGACTGGAATGAGACTGGAACATCTGAACCAAGTTATATTAAGAACAAGCCAGACATGTCTAACTATTATACAAAGACTGAAGTAGATGACACTGAAACCATACAGAATTTGGCTATCTTAAGCAAAGCAGATAAGTCACAAACATATACAAAATCAGAATCAGATGATAAGTTCTTAGCACTAGTAGCTCAATTCTATTTTGAAGCAGGTGTAGCTGACACAGAATATGGTGCTAATTTACATGGTGTTGGAATTTACTGGGGAGGACAATCAAACATATATACGTCATCTACAGATTATTGGACACTTAATGCACCTATAGTATTCTGGGATGAAAACTGGGGAGATGACTCAGGGTATGGATTCAATAAAGGACATATTCATTTGCTATGGGCAAAACCAGGAGACGTATTATCTATGCTTAATGTATATACTACTGGATCCACAAATCAGACATTAGAGTTATATGGAGCTAATGACGGTGACACGACTCCTACATTAATACATACATATGATGTCCCAGCAAACTCAGCATCAAATCCTCAAACTTTGACATTTGAATATACGTTTGAAGACACATATACTCACATATATATAGTAAGACCTAATTCTAGTACAGCAAACATCGGGTGTCAGACAATTATCTATAGATGGAAATATGGAAAAAATGACTTATCTGCATTAGTTACCAGAGGAATGCTTAATGCAAGAATATCTACATTTTTACATACATGGGATGAGCATCAGTCAGACTGGAATGAGACTGACACAAATAATAAGGCATATATATTGAACAAGCCAAATCTTGCTACAGTTGCAACAAGCGGTTCATATAATGACTTAAGCGACAAGCCAAGTATTCCAACTGATAGCAATCTTGTACATAAAACAGGAGCGGAGACAATTGCTGGTATTAAAACATTCTCAAACAATGTAGTGATAAATGGTGGTAAATTAAGTGTTTTAGGTTCTACTAAACTTAACCTTACACAATCTTCATCTACTGATAAGCCTGGATTTACAGTATATGACACTAATAGTAATGAAGTAGCTGGTTTCCAATATAGACCAAATACAATTAATACAGATGGTTTATTATGGTTAGGTCACTACAACGATACGTCAACTTTAAAACAGACATACGTTGGTTTCAGACACTATACATCAGCAAGAGATAATCATTCAGCAGCTGCATATAATTTAGTATGTCCATTACCAGCTAATGCTCAAACACCATTTGGTTTGACTGCTACATATAAGACATTCTATTTACCATTAGGATTTACTGATGGAACAAATACAGTTCGTGTACCAAATACTGGTCTTGTAAATATTTCAACATTATTGCCTACTGTTCCAACTAATGTATCAGCATTCAATAATGATGCAGGCTATCTTACATCTGTACCTAATACTGTAGTTACATCAACCACATCAGGTCTTAAGATAGAAGTAGTTTCATCAATGCCAGCATCACCAGATGCTAATACATTGTATTTAGTCACAGGATCATAAATAAATGAGTTGTTAATTATGAATGGTTTTAATTTATCAAATATAACAGATGCTAAGTTAGGTACTACTCAATTGAGTAGTATCTATCTTGGTTCAACTAAACTTTGGCCACTTGGTACTGATTATTCTAAAGAATATTTAACATTCGAATCATTAGCAGATAATAATAGAATCTTATGGAAATTAAATGGCGATATGGATGCTAAGACAATTGAATGGAGTACAGATAAAACAAATTGGACGTCTGTAACAGCTACAACACGTACAGTTATAACTACATTGAATACTGGAGATAAAGTATATATAAAAGGCAGTAATGCTAGTTATGGTGCAACTTGGGGTAAATATAATTATTTTTCATCAGACGGAGAGTTTAATGTATATGGTAATATAATGTCATTAATTCATGGAGACAATTTTATAGGAAATAATACATTATCAGGACAGTGTAATTTTTATTTTATGTTTTATAACTCAAAAGTTGTTGATGCATCAAATCTTATATTACCTAATGCTTGTCAAAATCATACATATTCTAATATGTTCAATGGATGTACATCATTGATTAATGTACCATTAATGCAACAAACTACAACAGCATATCAATCAAATATTAATATGTTTGATGGTTGTTCATCATTATTAGATGGACCAACATTATTAGCATCATCTGTAAATATGTATAGTTATAGAGAAATGTTCAGAAATTGTACATTATTAAGATCTGTAACAGTATATGCTGAAAACTTAGGTGCATCTGGTTTTGATAATTGGTTGCAGAATGTTTCTGCAACAGGTACATTTACAAAGAAATCATCAATGACATTGTTCCCAGAAGGTGCAAGTGGCATACCATCAGGTTGGACAGTAATAGATGTATAAAATAAGTACCAAACTCAGTTTGGTACTATTTTTTATTATTACTAAAAATATAAATAATAAATTATGCCAAGTATAGCTTATTTAGATTTAAAATACGGAAAATCTAGTATTGTCAATAAAATATATGATAATGCTATTACACTTACTGCATTAGTTGATGATTGTCAGATTGGATTATATTACTCAAATTCAAATAGATATATGGGTCTTTCAATTTCATATGATAATGGAATGACATGGACAGACATGCATTTATCAAGTGCAACAGATATCTATTATCTAGATACAATAGATACAGGTCAGACAATAATGATTGTTGGACGTAAGAATCATCGTAATTATGGGTGTAACGGTTTACATATTTTTTCTGAAGAAGACAATTATTTTAATGTATCAGGTAATTTAACATCATTATTAGACACAGATTTTGCATTAGTAGAACGAGAATGGCCATTAGTCAAGGGTGTTATGGATAACTGTTTTCAGAATTTATTTGCATCATTTGATGTTTCTGGTACAACATATAAATCATATGTTAAAGATGCATCAGGATTAACATTTCCAAATTTAGATCCTACACAATATATGTATGCACGTATGTTTAGGGGTTGTACTTCATTAGAGACTGCACCTGTTACATTAACAACTCATGTTAATAGTTCTTCATCTTGTTATGGCATGTTTTGGGGTTGTACATCATTGACTACTGCTCCAGAATTGCCTGCTACAACATTAGGTTTCAGTTGTTATGCAGATATGTTCAGAGAATGCACATCATTGATTGTTGCTCCAGAATTGCCTGCTACAACATTACAAATGTTTTGTTATTCTGAAATGTTTCAAGGTTGTACATCATTAGTATTAGCTCCAAGATTATCTGCTACAACATTAACTAATCAATGTTATGGTTATATGTTTGAAGGTTGTACATCATTGACTACAGCTCCTGCATTACCAGCTACAACATTGTCAGGTAGATGTTATTATGGTATGTTCAAAGGTTGTACTTCATTGACTACAGCTCCAGAATTGCCTGCTACAGAATTAAAACCACAATGCTATCGAGAAATGTTTAATGGCTGTACATCATTGAATTATATTAAGATATTAGCTACATTATGGCCTATAAATTCATATTTAGAAGATCATATTACTGACTGGGTAGAAAACGTTGCTCCTACAGGTACATTTGTAAAAGACATTAACACAACATATGAAATAGATAGTGATAGTGGTGTTCCTATTGGTTGGACTGTTTATGATGTGGGTGAATATACACCACAGAACTATACAGTTAGTATAGTTGTAGATCCAGATAACAGTTATGGTACAGTTTCAGGTGCAGGTACATATCAAGAAGGTACATTAGTTACAGTTACGGCTGTTCCTTCAGAGGGATATGTATTTGCAAGATGGCTAACTCCAAACGGAACAACTGTTTCTACAAGTCCAACATATACATTTGTAATAACTCGTAATGAATATTTTGCTGCACATTTTGAAGTTGCCCCTGAGATAACATATTATGATGTATCATTATCTCAAAATCCTAATATTGGTGCTACTTTAACAGGTAATGGAACATATGCTGCTGGATCTACAGCAACAGTTACAGCATCAAATGTAGACGGCTATAATTTCATTGGTTGGTATGTAAATAATGAGCTTGTTAGTTCATCAAATACTTATTCATTTACAGTAACAAATATTGTTGCATTAACAGCAAAATATGAAGTTATACCATACGTACCACAATATTATACAGTAAATGTATATAATAATTATCCAGATTTAGGTACAGTTTCAGGTGGTGGTAGATATCTTGAAGGTACAAGTGTAACTATTACTGCAACACCAAACCAAGGTTGTTCATTTGTAGCATGGATATCTAATGGAGTTGAATTCTCAACAAATCAGTCACTTACTTTTACTGTTACACAAGACGTTGATTTCGGAGCAAAATTTGCTACTAGCTATTATCAACAATATTTCACAATGGAAGCATTAGAAAGTGGTGGTAAATTTATATTGGACTTTAGACGTCTTCCATCAGGTAGTTCAATACAAGTTAAGTATAATAATGGAGCATGGAACACAATAAAATCTAATTCTTCATTATTAAATCAAGATTGGACGTTAGATATTAACAATGGCAGTACATTAAATATTGGTGATAAGATAAGTTTGAGAAGATTATATAGAGGTAATTCTCCAGAATATGGACAAAATATAATGGTTGGTTCAACAAAACAATTTGCTGTTTATGGTAACATTGCATCTATTTATGCTTCACATGATGACGTCGCAAACATGACTGATACAGTATATGCAGGTATTAATTTAGATACAATGAATAATAATGAGATATATCGTTCATTGTTTGACTGTGCTTACCAATATGGTACAAATCAATATGGTAATCAGTTAATAGATGCAAGCAATTTAGTTTTGCCATTTACAACATTAACAGATTATGCATATGAAAATATGTTTCATCTTTGTACTGAACTTTTATATACACCTGCATTGCCTGCAACAGTATTAGCATATGCATGTTATGCAAATATGTTTGACAGTTGTTATTCATTGACAACTGCTCCTACATTGCCTGCTACAATAATGACACAGGCATGTTATAGTATGATGTTTGGATATTGTCATTCATTAGTTAATGCCCCTACATTGCCTGCAACAGTATTAGCCTCTAATTGTTATTCAAGTATGTTCTTTCAATGTAAATCATTGACTACATCTCCTGTATTGCCTGCAACTACATTAGCTATATCATGTTATTCAAGTATGTTTAGTGAATGTACATCATTAGTTAATGCTCCTGTATTGCCTGCAATTACATTAAATGATTGGTGTTATAGTCAGATGTTTAGTGAATGTACATCATTAGTTAATGCTCCTGATTTACCAGCTACAACATTAGTACAGTGGTGTTATCAGTCGATGTTTAGCAATTGCAAATTATTGAATAACATCAAATGCTTAGCTACAAGTATTAATGTAGATGGAGCTACAAGAGGTTGGATGTATGGAGTTTCAGAAACGGGCACATTTACTAAAGATTCAAATGCAACATGGAGTACAGGAGAAGACGGTATACCAACAGGTTGGACAGTAGTAGATGCTAGCTAATGTACTATATGCATAAGAAATTTTGCTATATTATAAAAACATTATATCATAATAATGACAATTCAGAAAAAAGAGAACATACAATATACAACTGCTATAGGTTTCTTGATTACAGGTATTATATTATGTTTCTTATCATTCTTTCTAAACGAATATGAAGTCGACAGAGGATCATTATGGTACTTAGGACAATCAGTTGCATTCTGTGCTGCTGTATTCGGTATAAATCTTTTAGTTAAAAATGAAATGTTGAAAGTAGAAGAAAGATTAAATCGTAAAGTAGATTATAAGATGCATAAAGTTGATGACCTATTTGAAGATGAACAAAATCCTTAACCGTGTTAAGGTAGTTAAGATAAATTTCTTTTCTATAAAATTGTTAAACGACAAAGGACAGCTTATTGGCTGTCCTTTTTATATTGTTTTACGAATAATTTCCATCGTTCAAGATCCTCATTATTAACTTCTGTAGTCATTTCTTCTTTTGCTTGCCATGATTCATCTATTGGCAATGGGAAAAATTCGTCTGCTGTCATGTTCTTTTTCTTCAGATATGGCTTTAATGAACAAAGCATTATCTGTCTAGTCTGTGACCATGAAGCTGCTTCTGCAAAATCCAAGAACTTTGTAGCAATTACAACATCTGGAATCTGCATTTCATCCAAGAAATATTCATGTGATACGATTTTATGATATATAACTAATATCTTATATAATTCAGTGAAAATTAATTGGCCTTTTTTTTACTTACATTTTTTGCTTTCTTGTCTTCTTCTTGAGCTAATACTTCATATTGTGCTTTAAGAACATCAACATACCAAGTAGTAAAATCAGTTAAACATTTTTCTCCACCATTATCATCTATAACATCCAAGAAATCAATCATGGTTATAACTGGTTTCTTTGCTTTCTGTAATGAAGCAATTGTAACAGAATAGAATAATGTAACTAAATCATTAGCTGTAAGTGTATTGAAGTCAAGATTATGACCTGCAATTTGTTCAAAGTATAATGAACTTCTGAAAGAATATACTAAAGTAATATCCTCGTTATTGATTTTCAATGTCATGTTTAGGCTAAAATATTTTTCTTATACAAATAATATAGTACTATTTTATATAAAATAGATAAAGTTAACCAAAATGGCAAACAGAGTTCAGGTAGAAGTAGGTGCTAATGTAACTGGATTCCAACAAGGAATGGAACAAGCCAGTCAAAGTGCACAAAAGTACGAAACAGACATGCGTAAAGTATCTGAGTCAACTGTAAATTTCAATAAAGAATTACGTAATGCAAAACGAGAAGCGCAGAATCTAGCAGCAGGATATGCTCAGTTAGATGCAGCTGCAAAGAACTCCGCATTTGGTAAAGAAATGAAACGTCAGTTAGACGAAGCAAAAAGTAAAGCAGCAGAATTTATAGATATGCAAGGTGACTTACAACAAGAACTTAAAAACATGGCATCTGATACACGAGTATTAGACACATTATCTGAAGGTTTTGGTGTAATAGCAGATTCAGCTTCAACTGCATTAGGTGTAATAGCTCAGTTTACAGGCAATGAAGAAGACGCAAAACGTGCAGTAGTTGCATTTACTACAGCTCAATCTGCATTAGGTGCAGTCACTAAGATACAGAATGCTTTACAGATGCAGTCAAATACAATGATGGCTGTAACAAAAGTACAGACATTGGCTGCAGCAGCTGCATCAAGAATAAAGACAGCAGCAGAAGGTAAAGGCGTATTAGTAACAAAAGCAGCAACAGCAGCACAAGCAGCATTTAATGCAGTCGCAATGGCTAATCCTTATGTATTACTTGCAGCAGCAATTGCTGGTGTCTGTCTTGCAGTAGGTGCATATGTACTTGCTACACAAGATGCGGAAACAGAAACAGACAAACAAAACCGTAAGTTAGAAGAAGCAAAGAAACAATGGAATGAATACAAACAAAAGGTAGCAGAATCAGCAGCTAGTCAAGTATCAGATTTCATTGCTTTACAGAAAGAGTGGGAGAATCTTAAGACAACAGAAGAGAAAAATAAGTTCTTAGATGACAACAAGAACAAATTTAAGGCAATGGGTCTTGAAATTGATGATGTCAATGAATTAGAAGAATTGTTTGTTAGAAATAGTGCTGCGGTAGTAAAAGCATTGAAAGCAAGAGCAGAAGCTGAAGCATGGGGAGAAATATATAAAGAACAACTTAAGAAGAAATTAGTTAGAGATGCAAATCCATCTACTGCTAATAATAGATATTATAAGAAAGCTCATGCTGGAGACTATATTTCTGATGATGAAGCAAGACGTGCAAACATAAATAATGTTGTTGCATATCATGGACAGACAGCTACAACAGCAAATATGTCAGGTACATATAAGCGTGCAATTACTGAACAAGAAGCACAACGTGTAAATGCTTTACGTAATGCTGATGCATTAGCTAGACTTAGAGAAGAAACAGCAGATCTTAATAAAATCGAAGACAAATGGATTAAGTCATTAAGAGAAGCAAATTCTGCTTATGGACAATTAAGTACAACATTAACACATGGCAATAAGAAAGGTGGTAGTGGTGGAGGTGGACACACATCTGAAACAAAGAAAGAATTAACTGAATTAGAGAAATTAGAACAAAAGGTTAAGGAACTTGAAAAGATGCGTGCTAACATCAAAATTGATGCACCTAATGCACCACAATTAATAAAAGAAACAGATGCTGCTATTAAGAAAGCAAAAGATGCAGTAACAAAATATAAGATAGCAGTTGGCATTGAAGTAGAACCATCTGAATTAGACAAATTAGAAGCAGATCTTAAAGAAAAGGAATTATTGCTTAGAGCAGATATATCACCAGAAGAAAAAGATAAAGTTTATCAAGAAATACTTGAACTTAGAGATAAGATACAAAAAGAGAAAATTGCTGCTCATATTATCATAGATCCACAAATTGAAATAGACAATAAAGCACGTCAAGCAGTACAAGATGTAGTAAATAGCATTAATGTACAAGAAAAGCCGAAATGGAATTTTAATAATATTGCTGAAGTAGATCCTGGACAAGCAAAAATGCTTGATAGATTAGTAGCACAATACAATTTAGTATATGATGCAAGAGAACGTCTTATGCAATTAATGAATGAAGGTGATGCATCAGATACTCAAATTGCTGAAGCACAAAAAGCATTAGAAGAAATGGGCCCATTATATGATGGTATATTAGACAAACTTAATTCATTCAAAGATGTTGATGATGCTGTTGGTGACTCAATTAACCATATGAAGAAACTTCAGCATACAGTAGGTCAAGTGGGTGATGCAATACAAAGTTGTGCTGATTTGTTTAGTGCATTAGGTGAAGCTGGCAATGATGAAGGATTTGCTGTAATGGGTATTGTAGCTAAAGCAGTTGCAACAGTTGCATTATCATATGCACAAGCATTGGCATCTTGTAAGACATGGGTTGACTGGTTGGCATTTGGTGTTACTGGCCTTGCCACTATGATATCAATGATTAGTTCTATCAAGCAAGCAACTGAAGGATATGCAGGTGGTGGTGTTGTTGGTGGTAGCTCATATTCAGGAGACAACCTTTATGCTCGTGTCAATTCAGGAGAAATGATATTGAATAGCAGACAACAACGCAACTTATTCAATTTATTAGATAGTGATGTAATGCCACAAAGAGGTGGAACAAATGTACAAGTACAAGGTGTAATAAGAGGCTCAGATTTGATACTTGTACAGAAGAACACAAATAAAGTAAGATCTAAATCAGGAACACAAATACATTTTTAAATCATAATGAGTACATACGTTGGAACATTCAAAGACTACAAAAACGAAGAACAATATAAAGTAACAATACAGACTGGATCTATTGTAGATACACCACCACAGAAAATTCTAGATCCTTTTGATACACCAGAAAGAATAACTGATGACATATTATATTTCTCACCAGATCCAGTCCATATTACTTGTGAACGAACAGATCTGACACAGTTGATTATGATAACTCAATGTCAGATTAAATTAAAAGTGACACAAGACATGTCAGAAAAACTATTTGCTGATACGAATAGAAGTATATCTGTTACTGTTGAACGTGTATCACCCGTGCAGACTGCTGCTATATTGTTCTATGGATTTGTAGATCCATTACAGTTTGACCAGGGATTTGCATACAATGTTGATGAAATTACATTGAACTGTACAGACCCATTAGGCGCATTGGAACAGATAATGATAGACCAAAATACTGGGATTGCTGAAAGTGACAGCTTACAAGCAATGAACTTCTTATACAAGATATTTGAAAAGGTATTTGAAAGAGATCCTGATAATTTTACTGGTATAAAGACATTTATGGCCAGTGCAATAAATCCTAATATGATAAAGATAAATGCAGGAATATTCTATGGTGAAGACAAAGACGATAGAATGTCATTGTATGATACTTTAATGGAAATATTAAAATATCTTGGATGTACTGTATGTTATGAACCTAATGGTAAAAAGATACACATGTTCAATTTATACAATAACGGTAATCAAGCGGATCCAACTGATGAATGGTTCAATCCTAAAGAAGATGCAATGGATGATTCTGCATCAATATCAATGGATGATGTATATAACAGAATAACATTGACATGTGAAATTGAGCCAGTAGCAGATGAAATAAAGCTTATTGATGATGATATGATGTATTCTGATTATACAAACTATCAGAAATACATGACTGAACTTGTATCTGTGGGTGAAGGTAGTTCTGCATATAATGGATTCCAAGAATTATTGACTGTTGATGAAACACACCCAAATGGTGGTGAACATACAAGTTATGATGCAGGTTATAAATTAGATCACTATTGTTATGTCAAGAGAAATTCATCATGGGATTTTGGAGACAATAGTTATATAACTGCATTTGAGCAAGAACAAGAAAACGGAACAAAGAAAATGGTTGGTGACCAAAGTGATGTATTACGTTGGCTTAAGCAGAATCCATGTAAGGCTGCATTTGTATCATTTGGCAAAGGAAACAAAATTAACTATAAAGACAATTCACCAATAAACAATATTTCATTAACTGATTATCTTGTTATTTCTATATGTGGTCATAATGATCACGGACAAAATGGACATATTAATACATTGTTTAGTCAGATACAAGCAGCATCCCCAATATGTAAATATACAGGATTGCAATCATTGAACTTAACACCTTCAGATCCAACAATTACTAACTATATAGTCATAAGTGGAAAGATGATATTGAATCCATTACAGAGAAAAACAGGTATAAACTGGGCTGAAGATGCAAACTGGCCAGGTGGTGACTTACCAAGCAACTTATATAATGCATCAACCAATACATATCAGAATGCTGTTGCTTCTGCAGATCAATGGATGGCAATTATTCCTTTTTTATGGCATAGAACAGTTAATCACCCAGATAATGGTGATGGTGCATATTATACACAGAAATGGTGGAACTGTTCAGACCCACGTGACCCAGAATATACAGTTTCAAATGATACTGGTATATTTGGATTCTTAGACAATAAAGAAAATGAAATGCTTAAGTATACATATACATCATATAGTGGATATAGTGGAGATGAAACAGATATTATATCTAAACTTCCAATATTAGCATGTCAATTGAAAGTTGGTGATAAATACTGTGTCGAAAGACTTGACTTGGGTGAAGAAGGGCAAGGTATATTTGAATGGATGACACAAGAGCAATGGGATAGTTCAGCACTTAAAACAAAAGGCTTTGACAAACCATATTTCACAATTGGTATTGACCCTAAAGTAGATGACAAGATAGTAGGTCATTCATTCTCAATTCAAAACAATATCTCATATAAAATGAATGTTGATGGTAGTGGTACAGCTATTCCTATCAAGACAACAGACAGACTAAATGGTATACCTGAGTTTACAATATTAGGTCCATTAAACCAAGAATGGAACGAAATTGAAAGAATACACCCATCATTCTGGAGACATACATCTTGGGAAGACCATAAATTCTGGACTCTTGAATTGCTTGATTCTATTCTTATTTCAGACTTGAAAATCGAATTGAAGTCAAATAATGCATTATATAACACAAAGATGACAACAGCAGATAATGACCTAATGTATGCTTCTGAAATGAATCCAAGTTACCAAGACATATTAGAATGCGACTTAAAGATATGTACGCCCTTAACTTTAGAAGAATGCCAAGCAAAAGGCATAAAATACCAACAATCAAATTCATATGTATTGACTGCTGAAGATGAACCATTCTATGGATGGAATGATGGTGGAGACAAATTGAAACCTGAAGCATTATTTATAGACTATTACTATCAGCAATACAATTCTCCTGCAAGAAAATTGAATTTCTGTGTAGATAATGGATGGTCATTTGGTAGTGAGACATTAACTGGTCATTATTTAGGGTTTGGTACAATATTGTCACAATATACAGTAAAGATGCAATTCCCTGGTATAACAGGAATACATAATTATTTCTGTATGTCAATGGATTGGTCATTGAAGAAAAAAGAAAATGACATGTCTGTAAGAGAAATGCTACCTTACACAAATCCATTCAATTAATATTTCTATTTTATAACAAATATAAATTTAACAAATAATATATGCCAGTAACAACCAATTTTGATTCATATGCTGTTGCTCACAATAAAAATGGTGGCGGTGGCAGTGGAAATACATATGTAATGGGTGGACAAAACTCAAGTACATATAACAGCCTTAATGTACATAGCATTAATGCAAACTTAGGAAATATTGACACACTTAAGTCAAGATCTATTTCTGCAAATGAAGCATCAATATTATATCTCCAGACAAGAGAAGGTTCAATACAGAAACTATCTGGAGATATCTTCGATTTCAATTCTGGGTATGTTGGCTCACTTGCATCAGATAGTATTTCGACAAAACAACTTAAAGCTGAAGACATTGAAGCAGTAAATGCATTTATTAGTACATTACAATCAAAAGAAATAACAACAGAATATCTTACAGTAACAAAACAAGCCCATTTCTTTGAGCTTATAATTGATAAAATACGTTCTGTTGGTGGTCAGCTTATTCTTACACCTGCATCATGTATAATTGATTATGTACATGGTGTTAAACAGGATGGTACATGGGTAAAACCAACAGAACAGAACTATAATAGCTTAATTGCATTTGATGTATTCTGGAGATCTACAGAAGATAGTGGACGCAATGTAACTAATGACTTCGTTCCTAATGACCAAGTAATATGTCAGTCATTCAATAATGCTCATGTTGGTACAAACTACGACATATCAAACAAATATTATTGGAGATTAGTAGAAAGTGTACAAAATGATGATGTTTGGATTAATCTTTCTACTGGAGCAGTTGCACCTTCACGAGAATATGCTACAAACAATAAATATGAAATCTCAATGTTGAATACTGTCACAAAAGACGAAATTAATTCAACAACACAGGATGTATATCGTGACAATGGTATAATTTGGCAATGTGAAGCTCAACAAATTATAGGTTATCAGACAAATGTTTCTTGGACAAGCAATACATTAGGTTATAATCAAGCAATAAATGGTATATTTGAAACTGCTAGTATGGTCTACGGTATACAGATAACACCATCTGCATCAAATCCAATTCTTGGTATTACATCTCGTCTTGAATTTTACATTAGACAAATAGTAGATAATTCATATATTATACCAAATAAAATAAACATAGGTGTATATTTCCAAGATAATACATTTAA